CACTAGCACCAAATTTTAGTTGTGAGTTATCAGGCAATAAAATATCACCTGCAAAGGTGGCATTTTGTGAAGTGTCTAAGGTAAGGGCAGTAGTTCCCGCAGGTTGCATAAGGATTGAACCACCAGAACTTTCTGTTCTTAGTTGAAGGTTTAATCCGTTAGTTTGTCTTATAGAAGCATAATCCGAACCTGATAAATCGCCATTAGAAGCATCCATCCATAAGATTGCATCACCACTTCCTGTATTTTTAATAGCTGCAGATGTGTAAGAGCTATTTGAGCCAGAAATACTTACAGGTATAGCAGTTGTTCCTGCACTTATATCAAGCACACCTGTACTTGTAATATTACCGATATTTTCTAAGTCTCTAGTAGTTGTAAGGAATCTAGTACCAGTCATGTATAGACCATTTAGTGATCTAAAATGTATTGCAGCCCAGTCTAAAGAAGCATCAACACCACCTACATATAAAGTTTTATTACCATCAGTTGTTGGTCTAATATAACTGGTGGTACGATTCATTTCTAAACCATACCCCTGTAGTGTCATATAGGCAGTACCATAATAGGCTCTTAAAAATGCATTATTGCCACTACTACCTGCTTGTATATCTCCTGTTGTTGCTGTTATGTTCCCTGTAAAGGTAGCGTTTTGTGAACTATCAAATCTAAGTGCTTCTGTTGCATTTGTTCTGAAGAACATTTCATTAACTGAATGATCATATGCAATTAAACCAACATTACTGTCTTGTGCATCTCCAAAGTCTACAAAAGAAGTTTGCGTATTAGCTGATATAAGTCTAATGCCACCTTGTGATGCTCCACTAACAGTAAGTGTATCTGCAAAGGTACTTGAACCTGTACTTGTAATAGCACCACTACTGATAGTGCCGATATTGGTTAAGGCTCTGGCATTTGTAATGACTACTTGACCATTCATCTTGAGATCGCCATCAGCTACATTTAAATCACCATCACCATCAACTTCTATTTGTGTATTTGTACCTTTTCTGATCCTGAATAGATTTGACCCTGTCCCTTCAAAGTCCCTTCTAAGGTCAAAGTAATGATTGCCATTACTGTCAGAATCTTGGAAGGCTTGGATTATATTGTTGTTATCAGTAACCTCTATTTTTATAGACTGGTTCGCTAAACGACCAACAGCTAAAGACTGCGTACTACCACCAGAATAGAAAGTATGGTCTGACCCTGTAGAGGTGATAGTCCCACTATTAGTTAATGTTCCGATATTCAATAAATTACGATTGGCTGATATAACAGAAATGCCACCTATTTCTAAAGCACCTGTTGTAATATTAACATTTTCATAAGGTGTTAAATTGATATTACCTGTACCAGAGGTTCTATCCATAGTAATGATGAAGTTCTGGTCATCATGTCTAAGTGTTCCATGATTACTATAACCAGTACCGTAGGCGATCTCTAAACCATCTGACCCATGTGCAAATCTAGCTAAACCTTGCACTAAAAGTTTTTCACTAAAGTGACTTGTGCCACCACCTATATTGGCAGATGCAATATTTTTCAGGTTTCTTGAACTGTCTACAATTTCTGTACTGCCAAGCAGGTAAGAACTAAGTGCATTTAATTTTCTAGCACTTGTTACACCTGTTTCTGTCCATTCATGTGAATCTTGGACATTATTCGTATCAGTTGTTGTAGCTAAACTAGCAGGGTAGCTTATTGCCCCTTGATTAGCATCTATTGTATAAATATCTATATCAACATTAGGGCCACTAGACCAAACTAATTTTGCCTCTACTAGACCATTTGATTTGATTCTTAAACCTGCAACATTTGCATAACCACTATTTGGATTATAGTTAGTAGTTAATACTGTTAAAGAAGCTGAATTAGATTGTGTATAACCATGACTTGCTGTAAATGTTACCTTACTATGAGCGTATGTATTCATGCAAACGATTACAGGCCCATTAGCAGAATCGTTTATATTCAATATTGGATACCAGTCCCCCGAACTACCAGATATTGAGGTATATCTACCCTTCTTATTGTTGTCTGTTACTCTGTCAAATGTAGATGTGCCACTACTGGTAATAGCACCACTACTGATAGTACCTGCAAAAGTGGCATTTTGTGAAGTGTCAAAAGTAACTGCTAAATCTCCTGTATGGCTATTACCACCAGAATAAAGCCTTAAATTTGTAGCTGCTTTTATTCTTAACTCACCAGCAGTGCTATAAATATATCTTGAACCTGCCCAATCAGTATTTGTGTAACCTGAGCCTATAGAGCCAATCCTTAAAGCTTGGTCAGCATCGTTGAGAATATGTAACTCTGAATAACCGCTTGTCCCTGTATTAGTATTTTTTACTTTTGCCCAAACTTGAGTTGGTGTTGTTTGTAATGTGCCATCTAATAAAATAGTATTTGTAACATTCTGTAATTTTCTTGAGCTATCTATAACTGTAGTTGTGTCTACTGCATACCCGTTAGCTGAACGCATAGGTATTGCTGAATTAACCCTAAACTGTCCTGCAATATTACCACCACCTGCTAGTTGAAATATGAATCCTCGTGATGAAGCGTTAGCTGATGCACTTTGGACAAAACTAAATTCATTACTTGTTCTGTTTGCTACAAAGTCACCATTATCAACTTGTATATTGCCACCTGTTGTTCTAAATGAGCCAGATGAAGTAATTGTGCCACTACTGATAGTGCCTGCAAAGGTGGCATTTTGGTTTTCATCAAGTGTGAGAGCTAACTGATGTGCACCTGAGGCTGTGTCTGCATCACTAGTGTAAAACTGCAAATCTGCACTACCATCATTACTTGCAGTTCTGACTGCTTGTATTTTTGCTCCATATAAACCTGTTGTACCTGCACTTGCTGAAGTCTGAAGAACAATACCAGCACCCCCACCTACTACATTAGTACCAGAAACATCAAAATGGTGATGGTAAGGAGATGATGCCATTACATTTGTTGTTGTAATCGCACCACTACTGATAGTACCAACATTAACAATATTCCTAGATGAGTCTATAACTTGGGTAGTGCCGACAGAATAGCCTGCTAAGGTATCAAGACTACCACCTGTATTAAGGGTAGCTTTGGTAGCACCTGCATTTTTGAATAATATATTTTTGTTACCTACTTGGTCTAAATCGGCAGCAAATATACCATGACCAGATGAATCTGAACCAATAGACACACCTGTATTTTGGTCTTTGATATGAACAACAGCAGTTGTATCGGTTGATTCAAAAAAGGCAACCACATCATCACTATCTTTAACATGAAGTGGTCTTGAAGGCGAACTAATTCCGATACCTACATTTTCTGAAGAATCTAAAGTAATTCCTCTTTCACCAACGGCTCCGCCACCGCCATTTTGTATTTGTAATTTATTTGTTGCGTTATTTAGTATTATTTGTGCGTAGTTATCGTCATCAGTATCACCTAGTGCTATTTGTGCCATATGTGATGTTGAAGTTACAACTGCTAAAGCTGCATTGGCATTTGTTTTGTAAACTGTAAGTTGTCTTGAAGGTGAAGCATTATCACCTATACAAACATTTCCATTTCCATTTACGATTAGTCGTTTTGTTCCAGAACTTACACCAATTGTTGCACCTGTTCTAAGTTCTAAATTACCATTAACATTTATTATGGCATTAGTTCTGGTCTGATCTTTAAAGAATAATCTTGATGATGCGGCAGAATTAGTCGTGTCTTGATTTAATATTATGCCAGCAACTCCGCCTGCAGTTACATCTAATTTAGTGTCTGGGCTAGTAGTGCCTATGCCTAGTTTTTGCCCTGTATTTATATAATTGTCGCCACTAGTTCTTAGTCTTACTACTGCTGTTCCTGATTGTGATAATCTAAATTCAGGTGTTGAAGCATCAACTAGCAACATAGATCCATCAAATGTAAGATTAGCTTCGCCATTAATTGTGTCTGCCCCACTAGCAGTCAGAACTCTGTTGTTTGCAAAATTACTGATACTGCTTATTGTTGCACTTGTTTGGTTGACGAAACTTAAATTACCAGATCCATCTGTTTTTAGTACCTGATTGGCAGATCCGTCTGCTGACGGTAAGGTGAATGTTACGTTGGCTGATAAGTTAGCTGCAGGTTTTAAAGCAACATAATTGCTTCCGTTGGTAGATGCTTCATAAAATCTAAGCAGAGGCACACCACTTGTTGAATTGCTGTTTTTTAAATCTACCGTATCGTAGAAAGTGTGCAAACTATACCCAGTATCATCACCATCCATATACAAGTTATAAGCAAGTTTTTCTGTAGATATACTAGAATCACTTCGGCTCTTACCTCTAACAGACAGCTGCGAGGAAGTGTCAGACCAAGCATAATTATATCTAAATAAACTTTCATCACTTGAACTTAATGTATCTTCTGCACCAACATTTATCTCTATCCCATTTGAGCTTTGTATGCCCATATCAAGCGCTTCACTAGGTGCTTCAAGTTTAAAGTTGTAACCGCTGCTGTCTGTAACGCCACCTACTAGCAACTGAATACCGCCAGCTGCTGGATTTGTTGTGCTTTGTATAACTTCTAGTTTTCCAGTAGTTTTTAAGCTTGTGGCTAATACTTGACCTGTAACATCTAAGGCTTGTGATGGGGCATTATTAAATATGCCTACTCTGTTTGTGCTTGCGTCAACAAATAAAGCGTGAGTGTTGGTATCTGATTCAACACGAAAATCAACTGTAGAGGCACCTGTTTCATTAAATACAGCACTACTTTCAAAGGTAACTGTATCTTCAAACTTTGACGGATTAGCAACTACAAAAGTGCTTGCTGTAGGAGAATCAGTACCTATACCTACACCATTATTAGAGGCATCAACAACAAAAGTATCGGTATCTATTTGTAGATTACCAGAGCCGATTATATTGCCAGAAAATATAGAATTACCTGATCCATTTACAAGTAACGCAGATGTCCCAGAACCTGCTGCTGCACTTCCGTATCTAACATCTAATATGTTTCCTGAACCTGCTTGTTGTAGATAAACTGCTGTACTACCACTATTTCTTGAAAGAATATTAAAGGCAGTATTGGCTTGTGTCGTTTCAAAACCAGCACTTATGGTTTTGCCTGATGCTGTTATTGAACCAATATTGACTAGGTTTCTACTTGAAGATATTACTTCAGTACCAAGAATCCCGATATTGCCATTAACATCAAGTTTTTGCGATGGAGTTGTGTCGCCAATACCTACATTCCCACCAGATGCGATATACATTTTGGTAGCTGCTGCATGAACACCACCAATACCAAATTGTATGTTGCCACCTGTATCTGCGTTAGTAACATAAAAACCAGCCCTGTTACCCATAATGCCATAACCACTTACCCTAATCTCATCAGTACCTGCTGATGGGTTGCCTGTATCAACACCTTGTATTGAAGCGAAAGTGTCTAGGGTTGCAGAACCTGTAACATCTATTCCTGTTGAGGTGGTTTTAATTTTTTCTGCATTATTGTAATAAAGTTTGACTGCTCCATCAGATAGAAATACAGCTTTGTTTTCAGTAGCAGAAGCATTTTTGATATATAAATCATCTGCACTTAATCTCAAATCACCCGAACCTGATTCAACTATAACCGAATGATTGTTTGTAGAATTATGAAATATTTGTAAGTCGTTACCATCACCAAGTTTTATTCTTTTATCATCAGGCAAGCCAATATGATTCGAAAAATCAAATCTGTTATCAGATGTGTTCCATAAGATGGTTGCATCTGTTGTGGAATTAACAGCATCTTGGATGGTGATACCTGCTCCATTTGCTGACCCAGAAGAATCGCCTGTAGAGTAATTTAAAACTATATTTCTATCGGTTATTTGTGTATTAGTACTATTGAGCCAAGTCGTAGTCCCTGATACCGTCAGATTCCCTGAAATTGTTGCGTTACCAGATAGAGACAAAGATGATGCGTTAAGTGCACTATTGAGATTGACTTCATCTTGGAAAGTCGCTGCACCTTGAACTGTTATAGTATCGCCAATAGAGACATCACCAGAGAACGTACTTGTTCCTAGCCCTTTTACAAATATATTATTCTTTACTCGAAAGTCTTTGTTATTAGCCATCTTCCCTATCCAATCGCTATACCTTTATACCAGTCCTGGTAATTTTAAATGTCATGCTATCAGTCGAAGCTGGTGTCGCTAATAGCCTCAAGTTACTGCCTGATATGTCAGCACTAAATGTTGCTTCTTCGGCAGAACCTGTAAATATAGTAGCATATTCAGTTATGCTAGGTGTGGTTCCATCATGTGTTACCAGTATTTCTGTTGCATGATATGTACTATCTGTTGAGTTCGTTATTTGCACTAAATACTTAACGGTTCTAAATGTAGTTTTAGAAACAGTATCAACCGCTACTTGCGTGGTTGCTGATGTGGTTGCTGTACTAGATCCATTTACAGCAATATTATTGATTACGTATGTACCAGCTAATACCTCTTGCCCAGAAGCGTCAACAGATCCGTTAAAAGTTGCATCATTAGTAACACTCAGTTCGTCTGCTGTTACTAAGCCTGAGGATGTTATGGCCCCAGATGTGATGGTGCCTACGAAAGTAGCATTACCATCTTGTGTAAATGTAAGGGCATCTTTTGGGTTGTTTTGATTTTCTGATCTAATTATTAGTTTATTGTTATTACCACTACCTGACCCCTCGTAGTAGAATCGCCAACCAACTCCTGCACCACCACCATTATTACCAATATATATCGCAGCATCAGCACTATTTAACCCACTACCCCCTATATAGAGTTTGTCGGTTGCTTGTGCTGCACCTGTCCCACTTAAAAATTCAACTTGCCCAGTAGTTGTTAAATCAACAACATTCTGTACATTTCTGCCAGAAGTGATTACAGTTTGACCCCCAACTTGATAGCCTCCTAGCGAGGTATTAAAGTTTCCTGAAATAGCTACATTACCTACAACGCTAAAGCCAGTACTAGTAAATTGTCCTGCTGTAACTCCACTACCTTTAAAAATTAGATGGCCTGATGACGTGTCGATTATTCCGTTAGCACCAAGCTTTAGATCACCTGTTGTTATTAAGTTACCTGACTCATCTAACGACATCAATTGTGTAGCTGACGAAGGAGCGGTATTACCGTGGAGCCAATAGAATAAATTAGGTTCGTTATCATTAGTATCCAGTATGAAGTTCATGTTGCCGATAGCAGCAAGAGTTGTGGTATTTACCGATCCCCCAACTCCATTATCATCATCAAAGTTTAGGAATGAATTTGATCCATAAGTAGCACCCTTAAAGATGTCACTAGCTATATCACCCGTTGCATTTATGCCACCAGTAACATCAATACCCGTATTCGTTGTAGCGAGCTTGCTTGAGCCATCATAAAACAGGCTAACTGCACCATTTGGTTGTGCTAGAATGTATTGTTCTCCGTTAGCCTGTCTTCTTATATCAATACTTTCACCACGTATGTAAAGGTTGCCAGACGCAGTAGTTTCTTCTATATATGAATGAGTTCCGTCGTGATATATCTGTAGGTCGCTACTAGCTCCAAACAAAGCCTTACTGCTATCAGTAAAGGTAATATCATCATTAGCAGATACGGCTATATCAGTACCACCAGTTGTATTACCATTAGCTAGAATCTCAGCCAGAGTATCAACTGTACCTACCTGACTGTCGACATATGCTTTGATTGACTGTTGTGAGGCTACTGCTGTTGGAGAGTCACTAGCCATATTATCTTCATCTAAGAACGCAGAACCTGACAGAGTACCGTTCAAAACAGGGCTAGTTAGCGTCGGGCTTGTGAGTGTTTTGTTTGTTAAGGTTTGCGTCCCTGTTAGCGTTACAACGCTTGAATCAATCGCAAAAGTAACAGATGTACCTGATGCATTAGAAGTAATCCCTGCTCCACCAATTAATGATAGAGTTTGCGTATTTAGATTGATACCAATAGTTGAAGTGCCGTCAGAAACATTTAAGTTGACAGCACCTATAGCTGATAAATTTTGAAAGGCAGTACCATCCCAATATTGCAGGGTTGTAGTCGTGGTATTGTAGATAATCTGCCCAAGATTGAAGTTGAGCGTATCTCTTTCTGCTGTTGTAAGTTGTAAGGTATTGTCAGGATCTATCGATCCTAAGTTTATCTCTAATATTCTAACTAACTGGTTAAATGTATCGGCTGTTACATTTGGGCCTGTCGCAAAGGGTAAATTGGTTTGTAGGAGCTTGGCCACCCTTATCTTCTCCCGTCGGTTCTAAGATCTAGTCTTGTTGCACCTAACCTCCATCCTGAGCCAAGATTACCAGAATCACCATCATTAGACTCTAATCTTAGAACAAATTGTCTGCCTCTTGATCTGATAAATGCTTGTTGTGTAGTTGGGGTTATGACTGAACTTGAAGTCTGAGTTAAGGTGTCTCCTGGATAATTTCTTTGCTTAGTGATAATTTTTAAATTACCGCTATCATCTTCAGGTAAAAATTTTACGTCAGGAATAACTTTGCTTAAAAATGCAAAGCTATCACCATCACCTAAATCTAAATCAGATGACTCAATAAATACATTCGTCATTTCTGATCCGTCGTCGTCGTAGCCAAACTCATGTTCATACAAGTAAGGGGCTCCAACGGCTTGTGGGAAGGGTTCAACACCAGAGTCTAACCAAGCAGTCCTCACCAACTGTCCGTAATACCAAATATTTGTTGCGTAGTTATAAATTACATATCGGTTTATTTGTGTATTTATATTGTCATTTTCATCACGTTTTGATGGATAAAACCATCCCACTTCATTATGTTCTTTATTTGAAAAACCGAATATTTTATAGGCTGCGTCAGTATTAATACCATTAGTCGGATCATTAAAAACATAATTTTTAACAGAACATGCGAGTTTATTAACACTACCGCTGTAAGTATAGAAACTATCATATGACATGAAATACACACCACCAGGCGCTGTAATAGCTGCCTTTGGCCCAATCAGTCCTGTTGCGTTGTCAATTAAATTTATAGAGAAAGTAAAAGGCGGCCCAACAAACTGCATGCTATAAACAGATGTATCAGTAAATATAACGATTTCTTGCCTTGATTTTACGCCACCAATTATTTGTGAACCTGAAGATAGTCTGACAGATCCTGCTGTATTAGTTGTTAATGGTTCAAATTGTAATTCGTTTTCTTGATCACTAAATGCGACTAGCATCGGATCTACCACTCCAGTTCTGTTACCACCTGATATTGGATCAGCACCTAGAACAATTAAATGTCTATCTGTTTCTGAAGTTATGACTTGTAAACCTTTGGTTGGCACTTTGTTAGCACCACCTATAGCCGACAATAAAGTAGCTCTTGTACCTACCCCTGATGATGGTTGCCATCTATATAGTTGACCACCTCTTGGATTTATTATTAAATTTTCTCCGTAATTATCGTGTGTCCAAAGTCTAAGCTGATTGACTGAAGATAGTGTTGATGCACCACCCCAGCCTCCGCCGCCCCAAGTACTAGCTCCATATCCTGTACCTGCAACAAACTCATCTAAACCAACATTTATTTGGTATGCCCCTACTACTGATCCACCACCATTACCCGTATCTGAAGAGTTTGCTAGAACAGCATTACCGCTTGTGTCTTTTGCTTCTATACGGTAATTGTTTGCATCAACTATCTCTGACACTTGGTATTCTTGGTTCAGAACAGCAGCTGTAATATTACCACCCAAGGATACTGCGCCAGAAAAAGTTACAAAATCGTTTAATACGCAACCGTGGTCTGTATCCGTAACGGTAAGTGTGGCATCACCATCACCTACTTTAGCAAATGTCACATCCCCTGCTGCTGTAGTATTTCTAATAGGTGTTATGTCGTTGAATGTTAAGCCGCTTTCGATATAGTATTTTAAGTGTGAGCCTAAGCCTAAATATTTAGTACCATCTAAAGCTATCCAGTTGTGTAAGGCTCTAACAGTCCCTAAATACGTATTTGTCCCACGTTTAGCCCAACCCCCAAATTTTTCTGGTCTACCTGCTCTGAAACGTACTAAATTACAATCAAACCAACCCCCTTCTGAATCGTAGGCGGTACCTTCTCTATCTATACCTGGATTGAATTGTAGTTTTTGGATAGTCATTTTAATTCATCAACGATAGTTATAGCCCTTCGCAAAGACTTATAAGTATCTACTTCTTTTAAGTATTCTACCTTTTTCTGGTAGGTTTTTCCTAGTTTATAGTTTGGTATAAATTCTACTATATCCAAAGGTAAGTAGACAAAAGCAAATAAATCTACTTCTTCTTTAGTATAACCTTTCTTTACTTTATGTACTTTCTTTGTCAGATCCCATCTAACCCAGTCAGAACTGTGGTGTTCAAATTTAGATGCTGTTGTTTTAACTTGGACTTTGTAGACGTTTTCTTTGTTATGAACAAGATAGTCATAACGAGAGGAGGATGGAGCTTCAAATAGCTCATCTAAGCTGCGAATCAGATGACTCGCTACTAAGTACTCTCCTGCCCGCCCAATACGAAGATTGAGCGCCATATACACCTCCTAGGTTTCGTATATATCTTCTTTCATCATCTTAGCTAATTCAGATGATCGGCCTTTAACTTGGGTGGCCCATTTGCTATCTAGCATTTGTACTGCAACTTCATCAAAGTCCTTCATGTGAAGAGCAGCTAACATATTTTTAAAATTGAACAATCTGTTGCCCAGATTGAAATACATATTGATCAATACTATTTGCCTGTTTTCTGATAGCTCTTTATATACAGGTATTTGCGTTTCTAGTATTTTTATGCAATTTCTTATGTCGTTGAGAAGCAGGTAATTTGCTTCATCTTGAGAGATACCGCCTCCTAATCTTTTATCAACTAGGCGACCGTATCCAATAGTTAGATATTTTTCTGGTGTTGAATCTTCGTACACATGTGAAACAAAGCCCTCATGTTTTTTTAGCATGTGGCGTGCCTTGCCTTCGATACCCTTTGAAATATGATCCATTACAGTAAAATACTTTCTATTAATAATGTCACAACACTAGCAAGCAAACCTACAAGAAGAACAGTTATAGTCTTTTGGCCCTCAGCCATTCTTCCATCAAGTTCTTTGATATGAATTTCAAGATCAGTAAACTTATGAAAAGCTGTCTTCCATCTTTCAGCACATTCTTTTTCATGTACTGCTAATTCTAAATGTACGTCTGCTGCCGTTTTTCTCATTACTACTTATCTTTATTTAGCCAGTCTAGCCATTTAGGTTGCTTCTTATAAATGTAGTAACCTAAAACTATTCCTACTAATACTATTGGTACAATAATTTCCATTATTTCTCCTCACTATCTACCAGTTTATCTTCCTTTAATTCATCAACAGATTCGACAACAGGCTCTTCCATTTCTTTGAGCTTGTCAGTTATATACTTTCTCACCTGGCTGATGACATCTAATTCTTCCCCCTTGATAGCTCCTCTAGCGCAGAGAACCTCAACAAGTTGTAACGCAATAATATAAAATTGTTTATCGTTCATAATTTGTGATTATACATTAAACAGATGCAGTTGATAAGTTTCCTGAATTATCTACTGAAATACGATATTTTGTTCCATTTGGTGACGTTAGAATTACACCCTTACCATTTGTTTCGAATCTAAGATCGTTAGTTACATCAAGATCACCATCATGTTTTACTTTAAATCTTGCTGTATTGTTTGTGTAAAAACGAATACCATGTGACAAGCTGGCTTCTATTTTTGCAGTTTTTGACATTTCATCTGTAGAAAAAGCAATTACAGCAGTTCCTGATGTCCCGCTTGTAGTTTGCACAAGGAGCTGTATTGGATCATCACCTCTTATAGCAACACCATTATTATCACTAGGTTTAAGTAAAACTTCATTACCTGAACCATCTTCAATATCAACTTGTGTTGATGTTATGCCTATTCTTTTACCAGAACCAACTGAAGATCCAGTCCCTATTAATAGTTCATCTGCACTATCATCTAAGCCAATATAGGCATTAACAGCATTACCGTTAAAAACAACTCTTGTGTCTTCTGCTTCACCCTCACCAACAAGTAAAGATGGGTTATTACCTTTGATCTGTATAAAATCAGTAGCAACAAAATTATGAAATACTGAGGCTACAGCTGCTCCTGCACCAGCTCCATCTAAATATACGCACATGACTGCCCCATTAGGTATAGAAGCATTTGCACCACTACCTTGAGATACATTTATATACTGATTTCCTGAAGTGGCATTTTCAATAAACATGACTCTTTTTATTGTGTTTGGGCCAATAGTTAATGTTCTAGTAGTGGAAAGTGTTGCTGTCGAAGTAACCTTTACATACATGCTTCTATAAGGACTTGCAGTAGCGTCTCCTACAGTAACTGTTTTATCAGCGTCAGTATCAAAGGTAGCTTCTGTTGCATACCCTAATGCGTCACCAATTAGACTTAAGTTTGTGTTGGTTGATGTGCCCCAAGAGCCTGCTTCAGCACCTGTTGCTATTTCTTTGATTCTTAAATTGTTGTTATATGTAGCCATACCCTATTATGACACCCTAATTATTGAATTTGAAGCACCTGATGATGGGAAGTTTACTGTTAAGTTTCCTGCTGTAACTGAAATATCTTCACCAAAATCTATTACTGCTACTGATTTATTTGAATCTGAGCTGTTATAAATCAAAGCACCTCGTGCTGTTACGGTTACGTTTGTAAATGTTAAGTCATCAAAATCGACAACGGCTGTTGTGCCATCTAGTGTTGGCGTACCTGTTTTAAGTGTTAGTGTAGCCCCACCTGCAGTATAGTTAGTACCACTTGCTTCGTTTGATGTTGTATAAGCAGTTGTTGAAGCACCTAAACTAGCTGCGTTGGTATACAAAGCTAATTTAAATGTATCTGGTGAACCGCCTTGATCGAAGTTGTGAATTGCTTTGAATAACTCTTGTTTAAAAGAATTAGTTAATGTCGTCGAGATTGCCATATCAAGATTCTACCACACATTTGGTTCAGGAGGAGCAACATCATGTCTACCAACCATAATAGGTTCGTATACTGGTTGTTTGACCTGTTTTAAGTACTCACTACGTTTGATGGTTTTATACTCTCCTTTGTCATCTGTTATAACTAGCAAAGGATCTGCTAAACGATGATAACCATACAGTTTTTCTTCTGAAGGAACATTAGCATCTAAAGTTGGTGATGAATTAGCTACACCTACCTTTATACCGCTTTCGATACATTTAGCCAGCCAATACTCGACACATGCTCGACCAGCTTCAGCATAATGTAAATTGTTTTTGTAGCTAAAATCAACACCATACAAGTTAAGCTCGCCTACCTCACACCAATAAGCAAAAGCTACAGCGTATGCAACCGTATTATTTAAGTAATTAGTTTTGCCTGCTTTTACAACTTGATCAATTGGATATTCTACTAAGCCTGGACATCTTTCATCTAACTCACATGTGTAGATTGGCCCTTTGTGTGTTTTGAGCACATCAGCCATAATATCACTTTGCCCTGCTGCATTATCTGTATCTAAAAACCTAGATGCAGGATCCATCATAAATACACGATCATGATGTATCACACCAGCAACAGAATTTATTACCCATACTTCATCAAACTGAGCACTATTTGTTCTGCTTACGCAGAAATCGTACCAGCTTGCACCCATAGCGACTAAGGCAACTTTCTTGCCTTTTAAAGATTTAATTTTTTTCATAATTAGCTGACAGGTCTTCTTAAAGAATCATACCTGTATTCGTCTTTTCTTCCTCTACCTTCGGCTCTATTTTTAAGCCTTTCAATTTCTTGATTATATCTATTTTCATAAAAAGTTAGTAATTCAGCATCACCCTTCATGAATATATACCCCTCTACTAAACACCCATATATAAGAGCATTTCTAGCATTTTGAGATAACCAAGTGCCTGTTGTGTCTGTTACTAATGAATTTGGTTTGTATAGATAGTTTAGCTCAACGTTATAGTTTGTATCTGGAACAGGAGCTACTACCAAAGAAGAGCCGCTTAGATTCTTGACATAATCTGCATAGTATTTAGGCAGGGCTCTTTTAGTTGCGTCTGCAGGATCAACATCATATTCCTGCATAAAGCTTGGATGTTTTTTATCTAGGTAGTGATAATCACTACTGCCATCTATTACGGCTAAACTGAATGACAAAATATAATCAGCAGGTGTAGTTAATAATTTATTGCCAGCTGTAAATGATAATGTGCTTGTTTTTCTAAAATTATCGAATTGTACAGACTCGAATATTCTTTCTTCAACAGTCTTTATAATTTCGTCTAAATTGTTAACAAAAGTTGTTTCACTATTTTGCAAATAGTCTTGGATAGTGCTTTTCAATTCTGCTAATGTCATGTTGCTATTGTAACTCTTCCTAATGCAGATGTTAGCAAGAAGCCTCTAAAACTTCTACCTATAGGATTATCTGTACTAAATACATTACCGCCATTTGCTTCTTGATCAGTATCAACTCGTGGGTCATAAATTGCTTCAGGATCTGCTGTATGATTGAATGGCCCTAATTGTGGATGTTTCGGTTCAAAACATGAATCGCAAACTTTTAAGCCTGTCCATTCTTTTCTAAGCTCTAATAATTTATATTTAAAACCGCAACGATCACAATGAGCTACCGCAAACTTACCAACTGCATAAGTCATCTTCTCACTCCTGGATAAGGTCTAATTTTAAATGAAGCCCTATCCTCGTCTTGATCGGCTGCACGCCTAAATTCTTCCTCATATATAGCTTTGAGCTCACCAGTTCGCTCAGGAGCTCTTTTTTGTGATAAGTAATAGGCTAGGCCTGCTACAAAGCAAGGAAAGAACCTGAAGGGCACTTGCATCGTATTTAAAGGTGAATCAGCATCGTCTAATCTTACTAATTTTGTAAATCTAATAATATCAGTAGAATTTTCTGGTGTTGGATAGAGATAAAGTACTGGGTCTATTTGCTTATCTATAAAATACTGCGAAGGCTTCGCTTTGGAATCTTTATTTGGTATTGAAAAATATTCTGATCTAGATAGGCGATCTAATCTTATATCGGTTGTTTCAGTACCTACTGTTCTTCTTATAGTGACATCTAAAATATCTATAGTGCTTGAACCTAAAGTGTAGTTATTGGTGCCTTCAGTAACAGTTTGTGTGCCTGTTTGTATAGTCCATTGATTTAGACCTCTGTTTGCCCATTCAGCTAACATAAGATTGGCAGATCTAATAGCGGTTTTTAAATCATAACCGGTTCTAA